ATCGGTATGCGAAAGATTGCTTATTGATCGTAACATACTTAAATTGATTCAATAAGATAAACTGTAGACACCTGATATGGAACGGCTTTTGGACGGGGGTTCGATTCCCCCCGCCTCCACCAATTGGGAATAGTCGAACACTATTATCCAACGCATCTAAAACTTCTTGATGCGTTGCTAAGTGTCCGTTCTTTTTATAGTTGAAGGTAAGAACCAATTTACCATCATCAAACAAGAAGGCTTTGGAAACAAATGTTTCTATAAGTCTTTTTTTATTTTCTAAGGTGTCTAATTCTTTGATTTTAAATTTCTTTAAAATGAATAAAATAAAATCTTTATCGATAATTTCATTTTCTGCACCTTCAAGTTTAATCTTGCGTTCTAATTCTTTCTTTTCTGATTCCAGTGTATTCATACGTGCAATCATAGAATCGTTGAACATACCTTTTTCGATGGCTGCAATAATGTTATTAAGAGCTTTTTCTTTATCATTAAGTTGAGCTTTTAAATATTCTAAATTACTGTTATCAATTCGTTCTAATTGATATTTAACCAAACCATCAGCGATTTCGTTTAATACTTCATCGTTAAAAATATAAGTGTTTAAAATTCTTATTATCTCATTTTCGATATACTCTTTTTTTACACTTGATTTGTTGCAGCCTTTTTTATCTTTATTGTATCTGCAGGTATAATAGTAATGTTTCTTTCCTGATTTGCTTGTTCCATGACAGCCAAACATACTAGCACCACATTCACCACAATATAGCACTTTCGACAAGATGAAATTATTATTCATAGTTCTTTTTCCTTTCTTATTATTATATGCTTCATTGGCCTTTATAAACTTTTCTTCGCTCATTATTGCAGGCATTCCGTGAGGAACAACCACATCAGCAAAAGAATACTCACCAATGTATTTTCTATTTTTTACCATTCTAGAAATAGAATTCTTTGTGAATGGCCTTCCTTTTTTGTTGACATAACCATTATCATTAAGCCATGATATAATCTCCATATCTCCAAAACCATCCATGATCATATCGAAAACTTTATTAACTGCATATGATTCATATTCATTTATGACATAATATCCGTTTGCATCTATATCATATCCAACTGTATAAACACCATTGGCCATACATTTTAAAGCATTACCATTTTGGCCACGTCGAATATTTTGCGATAGGTTAGCACTATAATATTCGTCAAGCGCTTCTAATACGCCTTCTAAGATGATGCCTTCTGGTCCTATTGGTATATCGACTTTAGCATAAACTACTTTTACACCATTGTTTTTTAATATATTTTTATACTTAGCCGCATCATTTCTACTTCTTGCAAATCTATCAGTTTTATAACAAATCACATAGTCAAACAATCCATTTTCGCTATCTTTAATCATTTTTTGAAAGTCAGGTCTTTTATCGCTTCTTCCTGTTAAAGCCTTATCGAAGTATTCTCCAACAATTTTATAGCCTTTGCTTTTCGCAAATTTCCTACATTCTCTTAACTGATCTTCAATACTTTCTTCACGTTGACTATCAGAAGAATAACGTGCGTAAATAACTGCAGTTTTATTTGTTCTAACAGTTTTTTTAGATGTCATAATTATTTACCTCCTATACAATTTTTGGTATAATAAGGTACGTAAAAAACTTATAACGTACCGGTTATATTTTTACATTCGTCTAGCTATGGCCGTAGCTAGATTTTTTATTTTATCCATGCAGGATTTGTCGAAATTTTTAATAAACTTTATATCCATTTAAAATTACCCCTGGGAGGTGACTTTAAATGAATAAGGAATTATACATTAAATATATCCTTGAAATGTTAGAAAAGATTCAAGATGACAAACTTATAAAAGACATTTATATGTTTGTTCAATCTTGTTTTTTGTCTAATGATGAAGACTAGCTTTGGCTAGTCTTTTTTTATGAATTCAAAGCCGAATATTGACATTGTAAACATATTAATTTCTTCATCACTCAAAGCTAATATTCTTTCAACTAATTTTCGTTTTTGCTCGCTCAATTTATATTCATCGGCCAAGCGATCAATTAACGCTTGTTTGGCTGTACTAAAGATTTCGCCTTCGCCATACATCAACCAAACATAATTAACATCATATTCTTTACAAATGATTTTAGCGTTCTTTTCAGTTAAAGCAGTATTGCCACTTTCAATTTTAGAAATGCCTGCATGAGACATATCAAGCACTTTTGCAAATTCTAATTGTGTTTTATCAAGAACATCTTTTCTTAAATGTTTGAATCTTTCATTTGTTGTCATTGATTGGTATTTCATAATTATCACCTCGAATAAATAATAATATAAAAATGTAACTAATTCAAGTTTTTTATTGAATTTGTGTTGACAAATGTAAATTAGTTACATATAATTAACTCGTAAACTTGAATAAGTTACAAGAAAGGAGCTTGAAACATGGAAAAAGTTAATAAAGAAAAAGATATCAAACAAATTGTAGAAGCCATCTCAAATGCTACAGAAGAAAAAACTGATTACATGGTTGCGTGGTTAGATGGATGGGAGTGTTGCAAAAATGCTTTAAAAGCAGGTGTTGCTCCTGGACAAAAAGAAGCGAATGCGTAGGTGGTATTAGAAATGGAAGATGTTATTAAATCAGAACAGCTATTAGATGAAGAACTTAGAAAGAAAGTAAACGAAGTAATTAATACATTGTACGTTGATTGTAAAAACAATTACGGAAAATACAATAAAGAATTATTTATTAAGGTGGCAAATCAATATAAAGAAAAAACATCTAATCATTTTGATGCAATGATAGATGCTTATTCAAAGTTATAAACCTAGTTTATCTTTAAGAATTTTTGTAGCAAGAGCTTTGACAATATCTAAAGTGACACCTGAACCTAGTTCATCGATTTCATCCATTACTTTCTCAAAAATCTTGGAATTAGATATTGAAGTTAGAAATTGATGTCCTTCGTATGTAAGTTCAGAAACTTCTAGATGATACAAAGTATTACTTGCGTATTGAAAACCAGCTACGATGAAATTTGCTTCTTTAAGTTTCTTTAAGGTATAAACAATTTCTTTTTCAGAATATTTTTTACGCAAATCACTTTCTGAAAAATCTTCAAGTGAAATACCTTCTGGAACTAAATCGGCGTTTAATTCAGATTTTTCTTGAATAAAAAGCAAAACATCGCGAACGCATTTTGTATCAAGTTTCATCATTCTCACCCCACTTTCTTACCTAATTATAAGAAGTGTAAAGTATTTTGTCATTAAAAAAAGAAAGGAGCATCCAACAATGAACACCCAACAACAAATCAGATTAGACATAAAACAGATAAAACCGGAAGCGATGAATTTGTTTTATGCAGGATTATTACAACAAATTGTAATTGCTAAAGATGATCCTGAATTATACCAGGAATATTTGGAATCAAAGAAAGGGGGAAACCAACATGAAAATTTTAGATAAAGGCACTACACCAGATTTGATTGACATCGTATTAGAAGATTGGAGTGGAGATTATCCAACAATTGAAAATCAGTATGTTGTGGCTACATTTCCAACAGCAAAAGAATCTATGGATGGTTACTTCATGCCTAGACGTGGTCAAAAATTCAGATGTGCATTTGAATTTAAAAAAATCGAAGATGCAAATAAAGCATTTTACAAATTATTAAATAGCATTATTACTATTCACGATTTAACTGATCATCTAGTTAGACCGGAATATATTGAAATAATGTAGGAGGTATCTATGGAAAAGTTAGATGTTATGCAAGTAGAAAAACATATTTGTATGTTAGCTGCAGAAGAAATGAAAACGGCACTTCCTAAGTACAAAATATTACATATTTTTAGAGGTAGCGAACATCCATCAGATATTCACTTGTATTACGTGGTAGGTCAAAAAGAAAACGGAATGTACGCTAGTTGGTTATACAACGTTTCTTTGGGAACGTTCAACAATGGTCATTATGACTTCAAGAGTCATATTGAATGTATTAAAGATGTTATTAACAACAGAATCAATTATTTATAGGAGGAAATTTAAAATGATTAAAAGTGTTATTGCGGTATTAGCTTATGTGTTATCAAGAGTGTTATTTGTAGGTGCGATGGTAGGTCTACCAACAGCATTGGTATATTTACCAAAGGTATTATTCAATAGTTTAAATGAGAAAGACCAAAAGAAATTGGCAATTAGCATTTTATTCGGTTATGCAGTTGTTATAACAGGAATTGTATTAGCAATCGTATTAAGAGAGGTTGGATTCTAATGAAAGATATACACAAATTGAAATGTCCACATTGCAATGAAGTTTTAACAATCACATTCGGATATGATGGGTGTGATTGGAATAGTGAAGAAGGAGAAGGAAGCGGATATGGCCATGAAGTTGGTTTCGTGTGTAATAACTGCGGTTCCTATTATCCAATCGTAAGAACGAAAGAAATTTATGATGCGGTATGTGTTAAAGAAGACATTAGATCGTATAACAAATAGGCTGGTAATCATATGAAAAAGGCAATAAAAAAAGTGGCTAATTGCAGTAGCCACGGAGTCAATTAACACCCAACAACAAGTATTAAATCAACCACTTTCATTATACATGATTGTGGTTGATTTATCAAGGTTTTAGGCACTTTTCACCCGATTATAACGCGAAAATCACGCGAGCGTGAAAGTGTCTATAGCGGCCTCGTAATGGATATTAACAAATGAGACACTAGGTATGGGAAGAAGAAAAAAGTATATCGATTATGATTACGATCAAGTGTTTGATGAATCTATAGATAACCTAGAAGAATCAAGAATACTTGATGCCTTAAACAAAAGAGATATTACATCAGTTTATGCAACTAAGACAGTAAAGTCTGGAAACCAACTAGAAGTAGAAGTCTATCCGGAATTTACAAAAAAGAAAGCTATAACAAAAGATGGAAGATTTTCCAAAAGAAAAGATATCCAAAACAATCTCAATAACAAGAATGCAAAGAAAACATTGATTAGGCTAATCAATACAAATTTTACTGATAAAGATTACTTCTTAACTTTGACATTTTCTAAAGAACCAAAGGATGAAGATGAAGCAATGAAACATGTAAAGAATTATCTCAAATGTGTAAACCGGTTAAGAAAGAAGAAAGGTTTAGAAAATGCTAAATACATATTTGTTGTTGAGTCTAGAAACGAAAATGGAAGTAAAGTTAGAACACATGTACATATGCTGATTGAGCAAGGTTTAACAATGGATGAATTGGAAGGTAAATGGAAACATGGTCGCAGAAATCAATGTAGAAGATTAGATCCTACAAAAGAAGATGGATTAAGTGGCTTGGCCAACTATCTTGTAAAAGCTCCCAAAGCATCCAAATATAAGAAAAAATGGGTTTCGTCTAGAAATTTAAAGAAGCCTGTTATTAGAAAAAATCACCAAGATTTCTCTAATAAAAAAGTAAAGAAGATGGTTGAAGATATATCGTCTATACCTGCAGTTATGACAAAGAAGTTCAAAGCAGAGTTTAAAAACGTTGAAATCAGATATAACAGTTATAACAACAAATGGTATTTGTACGTAAAAATGTATTTTAAAGAATGAGGAATGCAGCATGAATAGAAACGATTTAAAAAAGAAATTAGAGAGGTTTATCAAAGAATTAAAGTATGAGGAAAAATCCTCTAGGACTTTAAGTCAATATAAACATGCCTGCAATTTATTCATTGAATCAATTGATCATGAGAATGACATAACCAAGGATGATGTTATGGACTTTAAAGCAAAGATAATAGATGAATATAAACCATCATCAGTAAAGAATTTTATTACTTCATTAAACAAATTTTTACACTATTGTGAATTTGGTACTTTTGATAGAACAAAAGATAAAAAAAGTGATTTGGAAGTTAAACAAGTAAAGATACAGCATGTTTCATCAATTGAAAATGTTCTTGAACCACAGGAATTTAAAAGATTGGTTAGATTTGCAAAGAAAATAGGCCAAAAGGATATGTATCTCATCATGAAAATATTTGCCTATACAGGTATTAGAGAGCAGGAATTGAAAGAATTTACTGTTGAAAATATCAAAAAAAGTGTAATTAAAATCAATTCAAAAGGAACTTTAAGAGAAATTGTTTTAAGAGGTGATTTACATAGAGAAATAAAGAAATATGTAAAAGAAGAAAAAATCGAAAGTGGCTATATTTTTCGAGGTGTACGCGATGAAACAAAGCTTATTTCTGCCAAAACGATTTGGTGGAGATTAAAAAAATTGGCAGGCATGGCCAAAATAAAAAAAGCAAAAGTTCATGCACATTCATTTAGACACTTATTTACATTGCAATGCCAGGAACAAGGAATGACTGTAGAAGAAATTGCCGATATTCTCGGACATAAATCAACAGAAACTACTCGTATTTATCTTAGATCTACGACAAAAATGAAGAAAGAAAAGTTAGAAAAATTAAAGTATTAGGAGGTTTTGTCAATGAAGATTTTAAAAGGACATAGATGTTGTGGGAAAACATCTTATGCAATTAAGGAAGCCTTTAAAACCAATGCAATTTTAGTAACAGGAAATGTAAATATGAAAAGATTTATCGAAGATACAGCTACTGAAATGCATATGCCGATAAAGGTTATGACAGCAAGGGAATTATGCAGTTCATCTAACTCACGTTACAACGGTCAAATAAGAAATAAAGTTATCATAGATCAATTGGAATGGGTCTTATACGAAATGTTTAGAAACTATGAAATAACAGATGTATTAACCGATGTTGATGTTTTTTATAACGAAGAGTGGAGCAAGAAATCGATTTTGGAGAAGTTAAAGAGAAAATGGAGGTTTAGAAATGTACGTTAGTGAATTCGTTTGTGGAGTTATAGCAACTTTAATTGTAGAAGTAGCTGCTTTAATTATCATCGCAATTAAAGAAAATCAAAAATAACAGGAGGAAAATAAAATGATGATTATCACAAAAGAAGAAAAACATCTATACGCATTCTTAAAAGATGCGTTCAAGATCATGGGAGGAAGCAAATCGCAAAAGTATCTATTAGGAGAAAATGGAACGTTGTATTTCAGCACGTTCTACATCAAAGGAAGTATCAATATCAGAATGTTAAAAGAAAAGAACGGAAAGATGGAGGAAGTTGATAAAAACTCTTTCGGCAATAACTTCTATTCATTAAAAATGCTTGATGATAAGTCTTTTGAATTGAAAGAAGATTTACCTAAATTATTTGAAGACGAAACATCCGAAGGTTTAAGAACAATAACTACAGCCTTGTTCCAAAATCATACATACGTCCGTGAGTTAGAAGACACACGAACAACATTATTATCAACAATTACAAAAACTACAGATATTTACGTTCCGGATAGATTTTTGGGATTAATTGAAAAAATGGGCGAATGCGAGCTATATATGAAAAATAATATGCTTCTTTTGAAGAAAGAAAAAAACGTAGAAAAAGAAAAAATAACAGTCAAAACAAGTATGCTATTCGTTTGTCAACACGATCAACCAGGAGGATTCAATGATGTCGAAACAAGAATGCAAAAATTGTAAATATTTAGATAAAGCCATTAAAAGACAGGAATTTTCCTGCAGACACAAAGAAGTTTTTGCTTGTGCTAAAAGATATGAAAAAGACAAGAAAAAAAGAATTAAAAAATATCCAAACTTTATTGGCTTTACATTACCTAAAGGTTGTTTAAGATGGTGTCCTTTAAAGTATTTAGAAAATGATATTAATGAAATAAACGCAGGAGGAAAAGAATAATGGAAAAATATAAATATGCAGGTCAAAGATTAACTGTTAAGAAAGGCACAGGCGTTTCTTTGATGGGTGAAGTTTTAGATGGAAAAGAATTCATTGCAGAAGATTATTGGATGAATGTAGCGGGAAAATCATGGAAATGCGTGGATGGAAATCCTGCAGTAATGGAATACATTGTTAGAGCGTTGAAGAAAAACACACCACCTCCAATGGATGATGAAGTTGTATATGGAAAAATTGGCGGTTATGGTCACTTATTTCATGTATCCGAATTATTGATTCCTGGACAAAGAGAACCAAAGCTTCATGAATTAAAAATTGATACTAAATATTATAATGATATTTTAAGTGGTAAAAAGAACTTTGAAGTTCGCAAAAATGACAGAGATTTTGTTGTTGGCGACTTATTGAGTCTAAATGAAGTAGTCAAAGACAGATTCAGTCATTTACCGATTTATACAGAAAGACGTTTGCTTGTAGAAATTATCTACATTCTAAACGATCCAATGTATTGCAAAGATGGTTATGTAATCATGGGAATTAAAGATTACGGCTCAAAAAGGAAGGTCTGATTCTAGTGGATGATAAAGAAGTTGTTTTAACACAACAAGACATAATTATTATTGCAGAAGCTGTAGAAAAAGCATTTGAAAAAATGAAGGAAATATTCAAAGCGTTTATTGAACAAATGAAGCCTATAGTAGATGCTGTAGAAGATATGTTTCAAAAAGTATTGGAAACCGATGAAGAAGTTTTAGAAGAGATTATGCTATATTCGAATCCAAGTAAAAAAGAATTATTAAAGATGATATTGGAATACAAAAAAATCTATAAGCGTTATGAACCACCGTAGAAAGGAATGTGATAGCATGAATAATTCATTAAAATTAAAAGATATTTTGGAAGTTATACCACTTAACACTTATGTAATCGTGGTTTCAAATATGCCAAATGATATGAAAGTAAATTTAAAAGGTCCTGTAGAAATGTTCAAAACAATGTCGCATTTGAATATCTTGGATTGGAAAGTATTGTCATTAGTTCCTTCACGAATGTGTGAAATGATAATTTATCTAGAACCTGCAGGTATCATTATTGGTGTAGATTTAGCAAAAGGAAAAGACTTTTCAAACATAAATAGAAAGGATGTTAAAGAGTGAATAAGATGAACGGTTGTATAGTTATTGTTAACACAAAATTCCGTATGACTAAAGAATATTATGAAGAAACTAGAAACAAATTACTTAAGCAAGTAGAGGAAGGGTTAGTCATTGTTGATATACCGGAATCAGAAATACATGTAATTCCACAAAAAAACAGCAATATAACTTTTCAATTGGTAAATGGGGAGGATTTTACAAATGTTGGAAATAAACGTTGAATTATTAGGATATGAAGATAAAAACGTAAACATAATCAAACATATCAGTACAGCTGATCCAACGAGTTGTATCAAAGAAGCTAGAAAGAAAAATTATACATCTGCGGATGCGGAAATCATCAATTATCAAATTGGCAATCCATTATCGAATGAAACATTTATTGATATGCATTTAGTCAATGTAGATAATTTAACGATTGAAGAAGTTGCGAGACTTATAACAAGTGCTAATCGATTCTATGAAGAAGTAAAGGATTTGATGAATATAAGAAAAAGACCAGGTAGAATTTAAAAAAAACAAAGTTCAAAAAATTCAAAAAGTATTTATAAGTTAAAAACATCAAAAAAGCCTTATTCTATCGAGTATTTTTGATGTTATATGAATTAGATATAATATAGGGTTATGTCTAATTGTTATATGCGTGTTTTATACCGAAAAAGGCCGATAAATAGGCGATATTGACACCCAACAACAGGTATTAAGACAGTGAAAAAAGGTAACAAAATGGAAAATAAAAAATGGTACACAGAAACATATCACGCCAAGTTCAAACGTTATGAAGATTTAAACGACTTCTTGAAACCATTGAACAATGAAGATAGAAAAGTGATTGTATATTACGTTAAGTATGGTGGCGTATATGAAGATGATGAAATAACAGTGACGTTCGCTAGATTGAAGTGAACACAAAAAGAGGTAGACAGTATGGAAAAGTTTAAAAAAGAATTAAAAGAAGCAAAGAATCCATGGATCAAGAGAATTGGTGAATATCTTTTATCAAGAGAAGATGTCCATGAAAACCTAAAGAAAGAGAAAAAGAGTTTGAAAGAATGCTTTGATTACATTCTTATTGAACTATCAAAGAAATGCGCGAAAGACGGTAATGTTGGTTACGCTGCTGGTGATGATGAAGAAATATTCGGAATGGCCATTCATTATTATGATGAAGATGATATCAAGGTAGGAAAAAAGAACTTTACGACAAATGCCGATGGTTCTGCGGATGCCAAGAGATTAAATAAAGCAGCACAGCCAACAAAAGGAAAAGTAGAAACAAAAGTAACTGTTGATCAAGAAGTAATCGACAGGGCAGTAGCTAATGCGCTTGATAACTATAAACGTGAAGAACAGGAAAAGAAAAAACAAAAGGCAGAAGAAGCTAAAAAGAAGAAAGAAGAAGCAAAAGCCAAGAAAGAAGCCGAAAAAGATAATAATGGGCAGATTAATCTATTCGAAATAATAGGTGATGAAAATGAATAAACAAGAGAAGGCAATGATGGAAGATTTGCTAAATGAACTTAGAAAGGCAAATTTGCATATTCCATCTAAATTATGGGATTTTATATGGAATGAAACAGATTTTAGAACTAACAAGACATTGAAGGTTGCCAGGTATGTAGAATATATCGATGAATGGAAAGGAAAATTGGTAAAAAGAGTATTTGCTTTTAAATCATATTCAAAAAAGCGTGCTTATGACGATATCATGATTGTTGAAGTATTTAGAAAATTAGAAGGGCAAAGTGGATGTTTGTTGGCATCCATTTGGCATGACATGGCAGGACATCATGTAGAATTTAATGCAAATTACCAGGATAAATATTTTTGGAGAAATAAAACAGAATACACCTTTTGGAATTGTTGGTGCATGTATGATCAGCAAGAAATCATAGATAGGTATGATTTGAAGTATTGTCAATGGTTTAATGAAAACAATAGGTCTTACTCAAATTTCTTTGATTATATATGCGCTTACCGAGCAGAACCGAAGATTGAACTACTTGTCAAGGCAGGATTGTCACAATATGTGCATTGTTATAAGAAATTGAATTTAAAAGAAAAATCATTAGACAAAATATTCAGAGTAAATAATTATTGGGTTCCGTTTTTAAAAGAATTATCTTATAGCGATATTATGCTGATTAAAAATAAAAAGCTAGGCATTCGTACATATGACGAACTGGTGTTTGTTAGAGAGAACATACATCTAATAAGTGCAGCGTATCATGGTAATATATTTAAACACAGGTGCAAAAAAATGTATCAGTACATTGCACAGCATAAAGAACAATTAAGAGAATACAACGATTATTTGGGATTCTGCGAGACGCTAGGCTATGATTTGACATCGCATGAAATGTTATATCCAAAGGACATTCACAAGAAGCACGACCAATATATGAAACACGTAGAGATAAAAAAAGATGAAGAAACAAGAGAAAAATTCCAAAAAGTATATTTGAACAACTTAAAATATGTTTACAGTAATTCAAATCTTGTGATTATTCCGTGTGAAACACTTTCGCAGCTTGAATATGAAAGTGAGAAGTTGGAACACTGCGTGAAAACATATGCAGATAGATATATGAACGGAGAAACTAATTTATTTTTTATTCGTCATATTGATGATGTTACAGAACCATATGCCACATTAGAATTGAGAGGAAAAAAAGTAATTCAATGTCGTGGATATAAGAACAATGTAAATGTTCCATTGGATGAAAGTGTCAAAGTATTTGTTAATGGTTGGTGTAAGAAAAATCAATTGCAAACGTGTTTTAATTAGGAGGTGGCAATGATGAATAAATGTATGGCATCAAAAGATGGTGTTTGTCAAAATGTTTATGCATACGGGGTTAGATGCGAAGGATATAGCACACGTTGCGCTTTAAAATCATATTACGATAACGTAGAACGTATTGCTAAAATAGTTGCTAAAAAGCAAAGAGAAATGTTTGGAATTGTAGGAGATAGTGAAGATGGGAAATAAAAAAGAATTAAAAGAATGTCCTTTTTGTGGAGGAAAGGCCAAGTTGTATTATGCGCCAAGTAATGCTTATATTGGCATACCTTGTTTTGGCGTTTACTGTGAAAGATGTAAAACGATGATTGGAACAGTAGAACACGGCCAAACAGACTTCTTTAGAACACCAGAAGAAGCAATAGCAACATGGAACAGGAGAAAAGAAAATGAGTAAAAAAAAGTTCAGTGATGAAGAAAAAGAGAAAATCGATACTGTCAAAAAGTATTTAAAAGAAATTCGTAAATTAAACAAGAAATTAAGCTTTCTGATATTCACTAAGAATAACCGAGAATTAAAGACTTTTAATTTCAAATATGCAAATAAAGAAGGCGAAAAAGAAGCTATTGAAATGCAAATTGAAGAATTCCAAAAAGAATTGGATAGATTCATTAAAAAAACATATGTTTTAGAAAATGATGAAATAGAAATAGTAAGTATATTTGTCGAATCAAACGCTTATAAAGAAATGGTTGAAAATTTAAATAAACGAGGAATTACGGAATATACATACGCTCGTAGAATTCCATATATTTGCTTAAAACTATCTAAATTAATTGATGAAAATGACTTTGGATGTGTTCAACGTGCAAACGGCGAGTATCTAAAGAGAATAAAGGGTGCTGATATGTAGGCATCTTTTTTAAAAAAAGTAATATGCAAGTGGTGTGCTAGTGAAATGCAAGTTGTTTTTTAGATAGAATATCATAAGAAAAGAGCCGTCTTCTCATGTTAAAGAAATAAATGTTAGGGCATAATGGCATTTATTCGCCTCCTTGTATATATAAAATCTGTTTTCAGATGGTTCTTTTCACTTTTTTGTTAGGAGTGATGGAGATGAAACTTTCAGAACAAATAGATTATCTAAAAAACGAATTGAAAAGTTATGTATATTTGAAGCAGTTAATTGGTGAAATGATTGTTGAAAGAGATAATAAATTAGCTAGAATATTACGTAAAAAAGAAGAGGTAGAAGAAGAAATCAATCATAACGCTCCAAAGTCACCAACGTTTGGGGTAATATCAACAAGTTCGTATTCTAATATTGATAAGCCATTATCTTTGGTAATAAAAAGGGATGATTTGAATGAAGAATACAAAGAAGTTCAAAGAGAATATGATCATCAGATAGATGTGGCCAAACAAAGGATAAGACACGTTGAAGAATGTTTGAAGAACATAAATGATGAAGAACGAAATATTATTATTGGATTATATTTTGAACGAATAGGATATAATGAAATGTGCGATAGGCATCACTATACAAGGGATGGAATGTATAAAAAAGTGAATAAAATCATTAAAAAAATGATAAAAAACCATTAAAAAACATGAAAAAAAGTTCAAAAAACTTAAAAGTGTATACATTGTATACTGGTTTTATGTGCTATAATGATAACGTAGAAAAATTGGAATACACAAAGCAACTGATTCAAAACACGAACGGTTGCTTTTTTTGTAGGAGGAATCCAGGTGTACACAAAGAAAAGACGAACGATGGATGAAATAAGAGCGCTTGTATATCAAGGAGACGTTCACGCGTTCTATATTTCAAAGGAATGGAAAGAAAAAAGAAATAAGATACTAAAGAGAGATCACTACAAATGTCAGCGTTGTTTAGGGCATTTTGTGTGTGGAGAACCAATTAAAAAGATTCAATTAAAAGATGCAAAGTATGTTCACCACATAAAGCCAATGAAAGATTATTTTGAACTGGCTTTGGAAGATAGTAATCTTGTTTCACTTTGTTTCGAGTGTCACGAGGAAGTGGAAGGACGTACAGGAATATTAATTAAAAAGAAAAAGAAATATCTAACCGAAGAAAAATGGTGACACCCCCGGTCGAATAATTTCTGACATATTCAAATCTTGAGAACGGGGTAGTGGCTATGACTAAGGAAGAATGTCCGCGCGCGTGCGTAAAGGGGTAGGAGGTGGTGTTATATGGAAAAGAAGAAAGATATAAGGCAGGATTTGATAGATCAGTTGCAGGCCAAAGGAAAATATCAGAAGTATTATGTTGATTTGGTAGATGATTATATGAAATATTATGACTTGAAGAAGAAACTTCAAGCAGATATAAAAACTAAAGGCTTGCGATACACCACAATCAACGGTAACGGTATCGAAGTTGAAAAGCCAAATGAATCTATTCAAAATATCGTAAAGGTATCATCAATGATGTTGAAGATATTAACTGATTTAGGACTTCAAGAACCGGAAGCTGGAAGCTCTGATGAAGGCGATTATTATTAATGAACGTATGCAAAGAAATAAATGACTATATCAAATTCTGCGAAGATAATCCAAGGAGGATAAACAATCTTAGAAAGCTTTTAATTAAAAATATTGTAAAGCCGTTATTAAAAAGAGAAGATGTCTTTTTTGACAAGGACACCTACTATAAATGTTTAAAATATTGTGAAACAAATTATTATCCATTGTTTCCTTATCAAAAATTCATATACGCTTTTGTATTTATGTACGTTGATGATATTCCTGTATTCTCAACGTTTTTTATTTTAATGGGTAGAGGAAACGGAAAAGATGGAATGATGATGCCATTAGCGAACTTCTTGCAGACACCAATGTATGGAGTCAAGGGATATCACATTGACATTATTGCAAACAACGAAAAGCAGGCAAAGGATTCATTCAATGTTGTTTATGAAATGATGGATAGCATGAGGAATAAATTTAAGAAATTATTCTACTTATCCAAAGAATCGATAATCAATTATGTGACACGTTCCGAATTACGTTATAACACTTCCAACGCAGGAACAAAGGATGGTAAAAAAGGTGGAGCGTTGTTATTTAATGAATTTCATGCTTATGAAAATTATGATCAGATTAATGTATTTACTTCTCAATTAGGAAAGGTAAAACACGCGAGAACAATTATTATTACTACTCAAGGATATGTAAGAGATGGACCATTAGATGATTATATATCGTTATGCAAAGAAATTTTAAGAACAGGAATAAATGAGTTAGGATATTTCCCTTTTTTGTGTTGTTTGGACGATAAAAGCGAAGCAGATGATCCTGAAATGTGGGAGAAAGCAAATCCATCGCTTCCATACAGGCCAACATTGAAAGCACAAATAAGACAGGATTATCTTGAAATGAAGAAACTTCCATCTAAACGAGCAGAATTCATGACTAAGAGAATGAATATGCCGGACAGAAATGATGATGTTACAGTTTCTTCCTGGGAAAACATTTTAAGAACTTCATATGAGGATATTGAATTAAAGACACCAAGGCCTACACCGGACTTAAAAGGATGCACATGCGTTATTGGAATAGATTATGCCGATATTCGAGATTTTGCAAGTGCAGGAGTCTTATTCAAAATAGACGGCGAATATATATGGCGACAGCATACGTGGATATGCAAGCAAAGTCCATTTTTTGAAAGTATAAAATTTCCATTTAAAAATCATGGATTAACAGAGTATGAAGACTTTGAAATCGTAGACAAGCCTTCACTTTCAGTTAATGATGCCGTTGATTGGTGTATAGAAAAGATGGGAGAATACCAGGTTCAAAAAATTGTGATGGATACATATAGATTTAAATTGTTTAGAGAATGCTTTGAACGTGCAGGAGTAGAAGTAGAGACAACAAAAAATCCTACAGGAATGGCTAGAATGATTAGAAATCTTCATGCAATCAACACTTTAACTGCACCGTTGGTCGAAAAAGCATTTGCTGATAACAAAATTAATTTTGGGCAATCTTCGATTATGCGATGGTTTACAAACAATACATCTGTTTCTATCGATAAGTATGGAAATAAAACATATGGAAAGATTGAACCAAAACTAAGGAAAAATGATGGGTTCATGGCATTTGTAGTAGCAATGAGTGCTGAAAGTCTTTTAGATGAATTTATTTTGTACTTGTAAGGGAGGTGATGAAAGATGTTTAATTTTTTGAAAAAAAACAAAGATGGAACGATTGAAGATTTTTTTATAGACTATGTAACCAATAAAGTGGCTTTGACAGATTTGGCAATGGAAATTGGAATTAATAAGATTGCTGATGTCATAGCAAAATTAGGTTTTAGGGCGTTGACTACCAATAAAGAAGATAACAAAGAAGCTGATTATATCTTTAACGTTAAACCAAATATAAATCAGAATGCCACAGATTTTTGGAAGCAGGTAATTTATCGAATGATAAAGAATCCGAAAGGGTGTTTAGTTATTAACTTAAGAGAAAAGGGATTATTTATTGCCGAGAATTGGGATGTGGATAATCTTGTGATTACGGAAAAGACCTATAAAAATATAGAAATCATAGTCGATGATGATACTTTGAAACTGAATAGAACATTTAAGGCGAGTGATGTTATGCACTTTAGATATAGCAATCCACGCTTGATCGATTTATTAAGAATGAATAATGAATTGGTTGATGCAGCGTGGGGAGTTGCAATTAACGGAGTAAGAGCGAAAGCGCCTAAGTTCAAAATGGGGATTCCTTTTAATGCAAAAATCCAAAAGGCTAATGGAGAAACCATAACATCAAACGAATATGCTGACGATATAGCAAAGAAATTATCAAGCGATGAAATCAAAGCTATTGTTAGTAACAGCAATATCGATATTTCAATTATTGATACTAAAACTTCACTTTCTCCTGGTGACATTAAGGCATTGAGAGAAGAAGTTTTTAGTAATACAGCAATTGCATTAGGAATTCCTCAAAACGTGTATTATGGAGAAGTTACTTCTAATGCAGATGCAAATGATGCATTTATTACATATGCATGTGAACCGATTATTGAAATCATGAATGACACTATTGCAGGTTCTTACTTTGATAAAGAAGAATATAAGAAAGGCGATAGAATTATAGTGAATACATTAAGTGTTAAACATATCGATGTAATCAGTAGCGCTGGAAACCTTGATAAACTTTATCAAAATGGATGGTGTCATAATGATATTCTTATGCTTTTAGGTCAACCAATTATTGATGAACCTTGGGCTTGGGAAAGAAGATTCACAAAGAACTATTCGTCAAACGTGGAAGGAGGTGGAAAAAATGAAAAAGAATGAAAAACCAAAGAAGTTCTATGAGTTTAAGAAAATCAGCGAAGTAGAAACTGAATTATACATTTTTGGCGATATTACATCGTGGCCATGGTTGGAAAGTGATGTAGGAGCTTTCGACATTGCCAAAGATTTAAGTTCGGTTGATACAGATTTAAGAGTACGTATTAACTCATATGGCGGAGAAGTGGCGGAGGGACTAGCTATTTATTCGCTATTGAAATCATTCGGAAGAAAAGTAACAACTGTATGTGATGGATTTGCCTGTAGTGCTGCATCAGTTATTTTTATGGCCGGAGAAAAAAGAGTGATGACAAATTCATCATTGCTTATGATTCATAACGCTTGGACATACGCTTCTGGTGATGCGAACGCATTAAGAAAACAAGCAGATGATTTAGAAAAGATTACAAAACCATCCTTAGATATTTATAAGTCTGTATCTAATCTAAGTGAAGAAGAAATAAAGAAAATGATGGACGATGAAACTTGGATTACAAAGGAAGAAGCTTTAGCATATGGTTTTGCTACTGAAATCCAAGACGTATCTGCACAGCAAAGCATTAATCAAATGTATCTAAATAGAGCAGTATTAAGAAATAAAGCATTAGAAAAGGAAAACAAAGAGTTAAAAGAAGCATTAAACAAACAGCCAAAGGATTTGACTGGATGGGATGCTTTTTTTAATACAAAAAACTAAAATGGAGGGTATTTAAAATGAAAAACAAAACAAAATCATTAAACAAAGAAACACAGGACAAAGCTTTAGAAATTTTGAAAAATTCTGATGATAAATCAGGTGCAATCGTGGAAGTGATCGAGATGATCAATGAAGCAACACATTCTGAATTAATCGAAGAATTAAAAAGAGAAGATGAAGAATATAAAGCTACATCAAAATTAAATGAAAAATTAGGATTAAGAAGTGCGTTTTCAACTAATGAAAAAGCATTTTATGACAAATTAATGGTTAAACAATCATTAACGTTCACACAAACTGACATTATCCCAACTGAAATCATTGATAGAACATTGGATGATGTAAAAAAAGAAAGTCAAACATTAAAATTAGTTAAAATGGCTCCTGCCAATGTAAAAAAATGGATTGTTGCATCTAAAACTGGTGCTGCCGGTTGGGGTGGAATCACTGATAAATTAACAAAAGAATTAAGTGCTGAAATCACATCTTTAAACATTGAATTAAACAAACTTCATGCTTTATTGATTATTCCAAAGGCTGTCAGAGAATTATCAATGCCATTTGTAGACAAATATTTTACTGCCATCTTAGGAGAAGCTATGCACGACGGATTAGTTGATGGATACTTAAACGGTGATGGAAAAACAGCACCAATCGGTATTTTTAAACAAATCAACAAATCAGAAGAAGATGGATCTAAATCTGCAAAAACTGTAGCAACTACAGTTACTGGATTTACACCTAAAATCTTATCACCTGTAAAAAAATACTTATCAAAAAATGGAAAACGTGCCGTACCGATGTTATATTTGATTGCTAATCCATCAGATGTATATGAATATGTAGAACCTGCTTTATATTTCTTAACAGCAAATGGTTATGTATGTACATCTAAAACAAAAATTGAAGTAATCGAAGAACCTATGTGTGCTGCAGGTAAGGCTATTTTCACAATTGATGATGCGTATGTTATGGGTATGGAAGGCGTAAATGTTAATGAATACAAAGAAACATTAGCTGTCGATGATGCCGATTTAATTATTGCTAAGGCATATGCAAACGGTCGTGCTGTTGATGATAATACAGCATATCCATTCGATGTTACTAAACTTAAAGAATATGTTCCAACTGTTAACAATGTAGCAAGTGCTGAATAACGATGGGAGAAGAATTAATCAACACTCTTGTTAAAGAAATTCGTGATAAGTATCACATCCCGCCATTTCATAAAGATGAAGCTATTAAAGTGCTGATCAAACAAGGAAATCAGCACTTTTCTTCTTTGGTGGCTAATGTAGATTACGAGAAGGATTTGATAGCAAGAGGTTTGTTAAAGAATTATGTGTATTATGCACATAACAATAGAACAAATGAATTCAAAACCGATTACATGGACGATGTAAGCGAGTGGCAATTCATGCAGCTTGATACGTACAAAGAAGATGAAAAAAGCGAAGAAACCGATATTTAATGACGGTTATTTTACTTTATATCGCATCGTAGAAAGCGAAGATACTTCTACAGTTAGAACATTGGAACTAGATAGCGAATTAGCTGATAATGAAATTTGGTTTGAGGAATTATCGGTAAGCGATAGATTGAGAAGTCAACTTGATTCATCAAACATCGATATTGCTCTTAAAATAAGAATTCCACAGTATAGAAAAATTAATTCTATGTGTGTACTTAAAATTGGAGAAAAATATTTCAAGGTATACAATGCGTATCATTTTACCGATGATAATGGGTATGACTTGAGCGATTTGACTCTTACAAATTGGGAGGGAGATTATGAATAAAAAAGAATTGGTCGAACTCTTGGAAAGTTTAGAAATTCCTGTAAATGAAGGAGAAAGTACAGTAAGCAATTCTAGTAAATATCCAAGAATAGTTTTTTGGGATTATATATGGGAAGACGTCCTTGCTTCTGGACAAGATTATGAAAATGTTGAAACATATCAGATTTCATTTTTCTCAAAAATTCCAAGACATGAAAAGCTATTAGAATTAAGAAAAATTCTTAGAGAAAAAGGCTATCATCCTAGAATCTTTCATGAATATGTTGAGGATAAGGGAAAAGATAGAAAATACTATCATTCATATTTCAGCATGGAAGTGGCCGTAGATGAGTAATGGAAATGAAGAATTTTTTGGTTTATTGGACTTTGGTAAAGAATTATCTGAATACATCAAGGTTGCTGAAAATGCCTTAGAGGAATTAAAAACAACTGCAGATGAATTCGTTGATGATCTTTTGAAATTACCTAAACCGAAATCAGATATAGCAAAAGGTGGATATACTCACTTGATAGATACGTTTGCTTCTAGAAACACAGGTAGAGATGTAGAAGTTGGGTGGGGTAAATATTATGGTGTAATGGTTGAAAATGGGGCAAAGCAAATGAAAACTTCACATCCCCACTTAAAACCACTATGGGAAAAGAACCAGGAAAAATACATCAATAACTTTAAAAAAAGAAATAAATTAATTTAGAAGGAGTGAAAACTATGTCAATTGTAACTAAAAGACCGCCTATCAAAGAAACTGTAGGTGCTCAATATTATTGCTTTGGAACAAAAGAAGAAGATTCTACTGAGTTTACAGGCAAATACGAAGAAAGCGTAACAAAAACTAATACTGTAAAAACGGTAACAGTAACCGAAAACGGCGAAAGTACACCTGTATACGCATCTGGAGATGTGTACGATACTGCAGATAACACAGCAACACATTCAATTGAAGTTGAAACTGTGGCTGTTGTAGCATCTGATTTAGACAAAATGCGTGGTGAAACCGTTACTGATTCAGGATTAGTAATTACAAACATGTCACCTGAGAGACCATATTTCGCATATGGAAAGGTCGTAAAATTAAAAGGTGGCCATGTTCGATACGATTGGTATCCAAAATGCAAATTAGTAGAAAATAGTGATGAAACATCAACAAAAGAAGAATCATTTAGTGAACAAAACGAAACAATGACTATTACTGCATATCCATTTAATGATGCTGGTGATATCAAAGTTAAATACGATTCTACATACGGATTAGCATCTTGGTTAACAGAAGATTTATTCTTTAGTAAGCCAATTTTAAGCGAGGAAGAATTTTTAGCATTAAAACCAACTGAAAGTGGTGAATAAAGATGGATGAAAGAGATATTCGCTTATCAGACGGTTCTTTATTAACGGTTAAGGTAAATTTCTTGACGTTGTATATGATTAACAAAACCAACGTGGAAAGATTATCTCAACAATTGGATAAGGAACAAAAGAAAGAAGAAAGAGATGAAGAAAAGATTTTAGATTTACAAATGGAAATTGCAAAGTATTTAATCTATATCATTTTACGTTCAAATGGTAAAAAGATTGATGAAGAAGAAGCCATGTTATTAATTCCGGCGGACTCGGATGAAATCGAAAAACTATTGAATGACTTCAAAGAAAAAATGGAAAAACTTAAAAAAAAAGAAGCCATGAAAATGTAGAAAGCGAAAGAATGGATGATGATTTTTTCAATCAAGCCATTTATATTGCTATGAAAAAATTCAATATGTCAGAAGAGGACTTTTGGAACATGAGTCCTTTTTTATTTGAAGAAATGACAAGGATTGAAGCAACTGTAAATAAAGAAATGTTATCTAAAATGAAATCGAGGGGATAGGTTATGGCAGATGATTTAAAGAGAGTTGGTCTTGTCTTTAAGGCGGACGGAACAACAGATTTTGCAAAATCGCTATCACAAATAAACGATATCACTAAAGAAAATTATTCAGCATTGAAATTGGCCAAAAGCCAATATGACGAAAACACGTCAGCTATAAAAAAACTAAGTGATACTCAAAAATATTTAAGTGAAAACACAGAAGCGTATAAGACAAAGTGCAGAGTTCTTAAAGAACAGTTAGAAGAATTAGAAAACGCAGAAACACGAGATGAAAAAGCGATTTCTAAAAAGAGAGTTGAATTGAACAATGCACAATCAGCTTTAAATAAATATGAAAGTGGATTAAAAGAGGTTAATGCCAAGTTAGAAAGTGGCCAAGCAGCCATTGAAGAATACGCAAAAAGACTAGATGATTTTTCATCGAAAACAAAAAATACCGGTGAAAGCTTAACACAAAATGTAACAGCGCCAATTGTTGCTGTAGAAACTGCAGCATATGCCGCTTGGATGCAATTGGATGAATGCTATGACAATATCGCAAAAGGCACAGGAGCAGTAGGGGATGCATTAGCTGATTTACAAAATAGCTTTGATAATGTATTTGCTAATGTTCCTGCAGAAGCCGAAGATGTAGCGACATCTATTGCAGATATCAACACAAGATTAGGTTTCACAGGAGAAAAACTAGAATTAGCAAGTGAAAAATTCTTAAAATTTGCAGAAGTTAATAATACGGATGTTTCTAATGCAATTGCATTAGTTACACGTGCTATGGGAGATGCGGGAATAAGTGCTGATGAGTATGCGTCATTATTAGATGCATTGACAACAGCATCACAAGCTAGTGGTTTAGGTATAGATAGTTTAACGGAAAGTTTAACTAAATATGGAGCGCCTATGCGTGCTTTAGGTTTTGATACAAAAGAAAGCATTGCTTTATTCGCTTCATGGGAAAAAGCCGGTGTAAATACAGAAATAGCATTTTCAGGTATGAAAAAAGCCATTTCTACATTCTCTGCAGCAGGCAAAGATGCAAAAGTAGAATTTGCAAAAACACTTGAAGAAATTAAGAAATGTCCAGATATAGCATCTGCAACAACAAAAGCAATTGAAGTATTCGGAACAAAAGCAGGTCCTGATTTAGCGGATGCAATCAAAGCTGGAAGATTTGAATATGAGGACATGCTTGCTTTAATTGAAAGTTCCACAGGACAACTAGAGGCATCTTACGAAGCGACATTAGATCCTGCAGATAAAGCAACTGTTGCAATGAACAATTTAAAATTAGCAGGTTCTGCATTAGGAAGTGTTATTCAAAATTCATTAGGTCCTGTATTTGAAGGAATAGCGGATATTTTAAAAGATTTTACAGAATGGTTCAGCAATTTGGACGGAACCATTCAAACGACTATTGTATCAATTGCAAGTATAGTGGCAGCAATTGGACCATTGCTTGTTATTATCGGAACATTAGGCGGTCAAGTATCCAAGGCGATATCCTTCTTTGGAAAGATTAAATTGACGATGTTTGGCGCAGGAGAACAAGCTGGAACTTTAGCAACTATGATTAGCGGTATTACTGGACCAATGATTGCGGTTATTGCAGTTATTGGATTAGTGGTGGCCGCTATTGTTGACTTATGGAATACAAATGAAGATTTTAGAAATAACGTGACCGATATTGTAAACAATATCATGTCTATCATTCAAAATTTGTACGCAAGCGTGATACAACCGATTATTAACGTAATTATTCAATTATTAAAAAATCTTTGGAATAATTCGATTAAACCATTATGGGAACAATTTAAGCAATTTATCGCTTCAATTATTTCATTAATTTCATCGTTTATGTCAATTTTAACTCCAATTATCAATAAGGTAGTTAGTCTAATAGGTACATTATTAACACCTGCTGTAAAGGCAATTGGTAGCGTATTTTCAACGATTTTCGGAAACATTGCCAAGGTTATTCAAACGTTTTTATCGGTGGCTACATCAATTTTCAACAACGTTTCAACGTTATTTAAGAACTTGAAATCGGCATTAACAAATCCTATTGAGTCAGCAAAAAATACATTGAGCAGTATCATTTCAAAAATCAAAGGATTGTTTAGCTTTAAAATTAAGTGGCCAAAAATTCCGATGCCACATTTCGGAATTAGACCGAGCGGTTGGAAAATTGGAGATTTATTAAAAGGAAGTATTCCAAAATTAAGTATCGATTTCTACGATAAGGCAATGGACAAAGGTATGATCCTTGATACAGCCACAATGTTTGGCATCAATAAGAATGGCCAACCAATGGTAGGAGGAGAAACCGGAAGTGAAACCATTGTCGGAACTAATTCTTTAATGAACATGATTTCCAATGCTGTTAATAGCAATAACACCGCTTTAATTCAACGATTAGAAATCATGATTTCTTTAATGAACTCATTCTTCCAAGAAGCATTAACATTGATGGAAAAAGAAATCGTATTAGAGGATGGAACAGTTGTTGGAAAGCTAGCGAGTGAAATTGATAGTGAGTTAGGGAACATATCTAGGTTGAAAGCGAGGGGATTATAATGCACGGAGCATCAAATGGAGTTACGATAGGTGATAAACACACCTATCGTGATTTTGGTTTAATATTGAAATCTCAAATTAAAATTGAGCCTGCAGAGGTTAAACTTATAGAAGTTGATATACCAGGAGCAGATGGAAGCCTTGATTTAACAACAGCGTTAAATGGGTATGAAGTTTATTATAATCGCACGATAACTATGCCTTTCAACATCAAGTTGTTGGATAAAAAATTGTACTATAGAAAATATTCGGAATTGGCCAATTATCTTCATGGAAGAAAGTTTAAGATAATCATAGATGATGATGTGTCTTATTACTGGTACGGAAGAATATCGTTAAGTGATATGGATATGTCATATAACGTTGGAGTTTTAAACATAACGGCAAATGTTGAACCGTACAAAATGGAAGTTACATCCACGTCAGAAGATTGGCTATGGGATCCATTCGATTTTGAACAAGGGATTATTAGAGAATACTTCGATTTACAAGTCGATGGTGAATTAGAAGTAACTGTAATAGGAAGCAGAAAGCCAACAATTCCTTCAATAAAGGTTTCTGCAGATATGATTTTAGAATATGAAGGTGTCCAATATCCGTTGGAAGAAGGAACGAACAAGGTTGTTAATGTCGAATTATTGGACAATGAATATACACTTAAATTTATCGGTACTGGAGAAGTGACAATCGATTATAGAGGAGGTTCTCTATAATGTATTCAATCTATGCTGATAATAAGGTAATTCATGATGTACGTCTAAAAGAGGATGGGCTTGTACTTTTAGATCCAACATTAGAGGATGAATTAAACAAAGCAGGAGCTTTAAAATTTACTATAACTCCAAAAAATCCAAAATATAACGCTTTGAAAAAATTAGCTACTGTCATTAAGGTTTACGATAATGAAGAAGAAATTTTTAGAGGAAGGGTTTTGGACGATACGGAAAACTTTAATAAAAAAAAGGAAGTTGTATGTGAAGGTGATTTAAATTTCTTATTGGACTCTATCATGCGACCATATGCCTTTCAAGGAGATATTCCTGATTTTGTAAAGATGATTATAGATAATCACAATTCGCAAGTAGAAGAAGCGAAACAGTTTGAAATAGGCCATGTGACAATTGCAGATGCAAATAACTACATCAACAGGGAATGTAGTGATTGCACCAAATCTTTAAATGTATTAAGTGAAAAAATACTTGAAACGCATGGCGGATACATCGACACAAGAAAAGAAGATAATAAATATTATGTAGACTTGCTAGCTGATTATGAACGAGTAAATTCACAAACAATTGAATTTAAAAAGAATTTATTGGATATTACAAAATACATTACCGCCGAAAATATATTTACAGTTCTTATTCCTTATGGAGCTTTAGCGGATGTAGAAGGCGAAGATGGAGAAACAGTTCAACAACGTGTGACAATAGAAAGTGTAAATGATGGTATAGATTACATCTATTCACAAACGGCAATCAACCTTTTTGGGATGATTTGGGAAAATGTAACGTTTGATGATGTAACCGAACCAAGTAACCTATTGTCAAAATCTATCAAAAAATTAAACGAAAATATAGAATTTTCAATTACTTTAAAGCTACGTGCGATTGATTTGCATTTACTGGATGTAAATGTTGAAAGATTGCGAAAAGGGGATTATGTGCGTGTTATATCTAAACCACATGGTTTAGATACATACTTTCAGTTAACTAAAATTAATTTGAAATTAGCAAATCCGGACCAAAGCGTATATGAATTTGGTGTTAGTTATTCTTCATTAACTGAACGAACAATTAGCGGAAATAAAGCAATTAAACAAGCTACTGATGCAGCTAACGAGTCAACCGAAAAAGCAAGTCAAGCTGAAACAAAAGTGGATAACGTAGTTGTTAAAATGGAAGCTGATTATGTATCAACCAATACTTTTACCACATTCAAAAATACATTAGGAACTGCATCAAGAGCAGGCATTTCTAATGTATTAACAAATACGAATAGTGGCTATGTATTGGATGCGCGAGTTGGACAAACGATTTTGAATTTGATGTCAAACTTAGAAGATAAAATTCCAACAAAATTGAGCGATTTGGAAAACGATGAAAATTTCATTAACGAAGAAGCATTAAATAGTTATGTTAAAAGCGAAGTATTTGAAGAACGTTTAACTGAATTAGAAAATAGAATTAAAACTTTAGAGGAAACAAATGAAAACGGAAGTGAAGAAGGAGGTATTGTTGAATAATGGCAGCAATTGATACGATTTTAACACAAATCAAACAAGCCATTTATGGCCGAGAAGTAAGACAAGCAATTGTTGATGCTATCAACCAATGTTATTTAGATGCTGCAGAAGGTATTACACCTGAAATCAGTACATCTACAACTGAACTTGGAACAAACGTAATTATCAAAGTGGGTGCTAATACATCCACTTTTTTCATTAAAAATGGGATTGCGACAAATGAGCAAGTACAAACATATATTACTGAATATTTGGATGCGCATCCTGAATTAGTTACTACTATTGGTGATGGAGAAGTTACATATAGTATGTTGGCTTCTGACATTACCGATATTTTTAAAAATTTAGAAAACAAAAGCGGATTAGAAAGTTTTTCTTTAACAACCGAAGAAGTAAACGGAACGAAGTATTTAGTTGCTTCTGATAACGCAGGAGAACTTTGTAGAGTTGAAATTCCTAACTCCGAAGGAATGGCATTCGATGGTGGATATGTAGAAGATAGTTATTTGCATTTAACCAAAGATGGAAAAGATATTGAAGGATTTGATCCTATCGCACTACCTGCAGGTGGTGGAGGCGCCTCTGGATCTCGTATCGTATTCGCAATGACAACATCATCATCTTTTTCGGTATTGGAAAATTCAAAGAAGGCAGAAATTAGCGGAAAATTTACTTCAACCGATACTGAAACTGGTGTCGAAACAGGAAATGGAAATCTAGCAATTTATGTTAATAGTGTTTTAAAAGAAAACAAAACATTGGAACAAGGAGAATTTACAATTGATGTATTCAATTATCTTTCTGTCGGTTCCAATACTGTTAAATTGGTTATGACAGACTCTTATGGAGCAACGGCAACTCGTACATTTACGATTACAGTTGATACATTCAGTTTGGCGTGGAACTTGGACAGTACAATCAAAAACGAAGGAACATTAGTCGTTTATGTAACACCAACAGGTGCAGGAAATAAAACAATTTATATCCTTGTAGATGGCGAGATTTATTCGTCAAGTAACGTTTCGACAACAGGTCGAAGAATTACATTCAATGTTACTTTAAGTGAAGGAGCGCACGTTATTCAAGCCTACGGAGAAATGACGAGTGGTGGCGTTACATTAATAAGTGACACATTGACATGTGCAGTTGCACAAGTTGATACTAATTCTTCAAATGTTGTTATTACGGCCAACTTACCGGAAGATGTAATTTCTCAATATACTACATTATTAATTCCACATAGAGTTATTGATCCAAACAATAATCCTGCTACGGTTAAATATTTGGTAAATGGTAGTGTTTATGCAACGGAAGAAATCGACCAATCAGAACACGTTTGGTCATATCGTCCAACAACTACAGGAGCTTTAACGTTGGGAATTATGTGTGGAACTGTCACGTGGACAAAAGAATTAACAGTTGCTGGTATTTCATCAGACATTGCTGAAATTACTGATAACTTGGATTTAAAAGTGGATGCTTCAAGCATCCCAATTTTAGAAACATTTAATTATAATGGCGCAACATTATCTTTAAGTGAAAACTTTGATACTCACAACGGCGGATTGGTCGTTGATGATGAAGGAACACGTTGTATTAAAGTATCAAAAGGCGATAGATTAACGATCAATTATAATCTTTTTGGTACCGATGCGCGTAAAAATGGAGCAAACTTCAAGTTTATTTATAAAATTGAAAATGCTTCTGATTTTAATGCAAGCGCAATCCAATGTTATGCAGATAATATTGGATTAAAAATTAATGCGAACAATGCAATCGTAACATCGGAACAAACTTCTATCGAATTACAAACATGTGAAGGTTGTAAGACCGAATTTGAATGTAACATTGAAGCGGATACCGATAATCGTATTATTTCACTTTGGGAAAAAGGAACACCTGCAAAAGTTGGAGTATATGCATCAAATGACAACTTCGCACAAGTTAATTCCGTTGGAATTACTGTAGGAAGTGATGATTGTGACGTTCTTCTATACTTGGTTCGTATTTATACACGCGATTTAACAAAAGAAGAAATCAAAGCAAATTATTATGTTGATGGTAAAGATGCAGACGAAATTACAAACCGACATGATAGAAATGAAGTGTATGACTCAACAGGTCGTTTAGATCCTGATTTGGTTGCTGCAAAATGTCCAGGATTACATGTATTGACATGGCACGCTTCTGGAGTTTCAACATCAAAAGAAAACAAAATTACAGGATATGTAACACATAAATATGTAAAAGGTGGAACACGACATACATTTACAGCTGCAAATGTAGTTCAAAAAGCACAAGGAACATCTTCTTTAGGATATGTTCAAGCAGGTTGTAATGAAGATTTTGAATTTAAGGACGGATTTGATTTAGAGGATGGAACACATATCGATGTTTACTCTATGACAGACGAGTCAATTGGTGTAAACTATCTTAACTTTAAAACGAATGTTGCATCGCAAGAACACATTAACAACATCTTGATCAATGAATGGCACAACCAATTCCAACCATATATCAGACCTGCTAGAGAAGCAAATTCAATGGTTAGAGATACTGTAGAAGGGCACCTTGCAGTTATGTTCTTCCACAATACATCTGATAGTACGGTTGATATTGGGCCATATACTGTACAACCTGATGAAACGATTTTATATTCATTAGGATGTTTAAATAACAGTAAGAAAAACTTTGATGTATTTGCTCAAAATGATACAGATGATATTTTTACTGTAGAAGTTGGAAACAATATTTCAGACCAATGTCGTTTCAAGAGTGATGATTTATCAACTGAAACATGGGATGGAGAAACAAACTTTGAATTTAGACATATTTCCGATAGCGTTACACAAGAAGAAGCAATTGCGAAATGGCAAGAATTATTGACGTTTGTTGTGTCATGTGATGCTGATAGCGCACCAAATACGGCATTTACAACTGTTCAAACAATTAATGGCCAATCGTTTGCAATCGACAGTCCTGAATATCGTAAAGCAAAATGGAAAGCATATGCAGGTGATTATTTCATCATGGACTCTATCTTGTATCATCAAGTCATGACTTTAGTGTTATCACAAGTAGATAACAGATCCAAGAACACATTCTATGGTTATTCAAAATCAAAAGAAAAATGGCATCTATGTTTTGCTTACGATAACGATACTGCGATGGGAAATGATAACGAAGGTGGTTTAACACTTAAATACGGTTATCTTGATACTGATACAATCGGTACTAGAGATGTGTTTAACGCTGCAGACAACACGATTTTCGCAATGAATAGATATTGTTTTGCAGACGAATTAAAAGACATGTACATCGATAGAGAAAACGCTGGAGCATGGGATTTGGATGCATTTGGAGATATTTGCGAAGAAACACAAGATTTAGCTTGTGAGTCTTTATGGATTGAAGATGCTTATAGAAAAAGTATTGATACATATATCAATTTAGGAACAAGCGCTTATCTTCCAATGTTGAATGGTAAGAAACGATTACAACGTAGACAATTCTTGCATTATCAACGTGCATTCATGAGTTCATATTTCGTTGGATCATACGCAACTGACTCAACTGCAACAGTACGTGGATATACTCCATCATCTTATAAAGGCGTTACACCACAATCAGTAATGAAGATTACACCTTATTGCGATTTATTTGTAACTGTAAAAGCTGCTTCAACAACTATTCAAAAGCGAGCTTTAGCAGGAGAAGAAGTAACAATCGAATTAGGCGAGTCAAACATGAACGATACTGAAATCTATGTTAGAAACGCAGCATTCATTCAAGATTTAGGAGAATTAGCTTGTTTATATCCTGGATATATTGATATTGCAGCATGTACACGTTTGAAACGTGCTAATGTCGGTTCATCTGTGGATGGCTACAGTAATACAAACATGAAAGAAATTACTGTTAAGAATGCAAAATCTCTTGAATACATTAATGTAGAAAATTGTCCTAATCTAGTTCAAGAATTAGATTTGTCCAATAACGTAAACGTTAAAGAGTGTAACACAAGAGGTAGCGGAATTACCGGTGTTACATTTGCTAATTGGGGAAGAGTTGAAACGGCATTATTAAACGCAATTTCAAGTATCTATGCGCATAACCTTCAATTGGTCGAAACATTCTCGTTAGAGGATTATTCAGCACTTACAACAGTTAACGTGGAAGGAAGTCCTTCTATTGACTCTTTAGCTTTAGTTATGAGTGCAGTTAATTTATCGCGTGTACGTTTGATTAATGTTGATTGGAGAACAACAGTTAAAGCATATGACGTGTTGATGAAGATCTATAACGTAAATGGTATTGATGATGATGGCCACAATACGGACAACGGAATTATTACAGGGCAAGTATATTTCGACTCTATCTCTGAAACGAAATACAAGACGTTAGTTGAAACATTAACGGCCGTAGTATTTACATATGGAGAATATTTAGAAGAATATACAGTAACATTCCAAAATGATGATGGTACAGTATTGAACGTTCAAAAAGTGGAGCGTGGCGGTTCTGCCGTAGATCCAATTACCGCAGGTTACATCAGCACACCTACTAAAGACCCAACAGTAGATTATGTATATACATACTACAAGTGGGATACTGCAATTGATATTATTCTACAGGACACAGTTGTAACGGCAACATATACTCAATTACCACATTATTATACGGTTACATACGTTAATAAAGATGGTTCGGTATTGGAAAGACATGAAAACATTGAACCACATGGTTCATGTTCATATGAAGGTCCTGACCTTGAATTAACAGGTTATGTATGGATTGGTTGGGATAAGAAAGCGACGGACGTTGTAGAAGATATGACAATTACTGCAGTATATATTTATCCTGCCTTACCATCTACAATAAAAGATATGAGCCAATATGATTATGCTTATAGCGATGAACCAACAGATAGCATGGCATATACATTCGGAGAATTCTATTCTATCTTGAAGATGGGAAGAACTGCAGATTACTTCTCTATTGGCACTAAGATAAAATTAGTACCGGAAACAGATGTAATAACAGATACTTCAATTGTATTTAATTTACATTCTATTGGGCATTATGAATTGGCTGATGGCACAGGAATGTCTAAAGCTGATTTCTATATGACAGGAGTTTTATCTGCAGGTAAAGGAATGAATACAACCAATACAAACGTTGGTGGTTGGGATTCTTCGAACATGAGAAAGTGGTTGAACGAAACGTTATTTAAAGCATTGCCTCCGCAATGGAGAAATCTAATTAGCGCATCATACACGCTTGCATCTGCAGGTAATCAATCATCAACAATAACACAATCTACGGATTATTTAAGAATTCCATCACATGCCGAAGTTGGCTTTGATGTATCCGCCGTACCGTACAAAGATGAAATTTCATCTAGTGCGAGCGAGGTTACATTTAGCCAATATACGGATAACGCAAGCAGAATTAAGAAGACATTCAATGGCGAAGGTGCTGCACAGTATTGGTGGTTACGTTCGGCGGATGCATCTTCTGCGGCGGCGTTCCGTAACGTCTATAACGGTGGTGGTAGTGGTAGCAGTAATGCGAGCTATAGCTGCTTTGTGTGCGCCGGCTTCTCGGTATAATCAAAAATCTATTTATCTGGCCGCCTTTGTGTGGCCAGATAAAAAAATAAATTGATTTGATGACAAAAGAATGATACCCTACTTTTGGGAGGCTGAAATATATGAGTGTTGTAAGAAGCGAAAGAGCAGTTTCTGAACTTGAATTTCTCAACAACGCAAGAAAGTTAGAGATATTCACGATTCAAAAATGTGTGAACACGATTCCAAAAAGGTATACATTTTTTATTGCAAATAAACTTGCTGATTCCGCAACAGCAGTATATTCGTATGTGAAGAAAGGAAACAGTATATATCCAACAAATGCGCACGAAGTGCAGTTGAGAAGAGATTATTTCTTGAGAGCACACGCAGAGTTGCAAAATCTTGTTTCTCAATTGGAAATAGCATATGAAATAGTGCATTTTGATACAAAGATTTTGAAAGATTGGGCGAAACTAATCAATGACGAAATCATACTGGTTAAAGCTGTCATAAAAAAAGACAGAGAAAGATATAAAAAAATACTGTAGTATTTTTCGGTTTTATTCTGTGATCTATTTGTTGCCATCTTCTGCGGCGGCGTTCCGTAACGTCAATAACAATGGTAATAGTAATAGCAATAATGCGAGCAATAGCTACTTTGTGTGCGCCGGATCCTATCTTCTAGACAAAGTAACCTATAAGGCGAAATCAATGAGTAGGATAGAAGGAGAATAAGACCATCCGAAAGGTAAATATATATCATGATACGTTTAGGAGGACGCTGCTTGCATGGTCGTGTTAGTTAGTTGGTTATCCGCGATTTCATTCCTATTAACGTTACGAGGCTATTAATAAAACCAACCAATCAGTCTTACGTGATATTGATTTTGTATATGACAAGTGAAGAAAGACACGAAGCCAGGTATCAAAGAAGAAAAGCAAAGAGGAATCAAAAGAAACAGGAAAAATATAAGAAATGTTTTAAATACGAAGAAGTGTTTACATATGAAAACTTGTATAAGGCATACATAAAATGTAGAGCCAACGTAGGTTGGAAATCCAGCACGCAAAAATATATTGTTCAAGCGCCCTTGAATGTCTATCAGACATACAAAAAGTTAATGGCCGGAAAGTATAAAAGCGATGGCTTTTACGAATTCGATTTATATGAACGTGGGAAACATCGCCATATAAAAAGTGTCACCATTAACGAAAGAGTAGTACAAAGATGTCTTTGTGACAATGCTTTAGTACCTGTGATTTGTAGAAAGTTCATATATGATAACGGTGCATCTTTACCAAATAAAGGCTATCACTTTGCCGTTAGAAGATTGGAAAGGCATTTGCATTATCATTATCGTAAACATGGCCAAGAAGGCTATATATTGCTTTTTGATTTTACAAAGTTCTTTGAGAACGTTTCTCATGAAGTGGTAAAGAAACTGTTGGCCAATGAATTTGATGATGAAAGATTATTAAATCTTACTTATCATTTTACAGAATGTTTTGGTGAAAAAGGCTTGGGATTAGGTTCTCAAATAAGCCAAACGCTCGCTTTAGCATCAGCCAATAAGTTGGACCACTATATAAAAGAAACGCTTAGAATCAAAGGATATGGACGTTATATGGATGATGGTTATGTTATCCACGAAAGCAAGGAATATCTACAAAAGGTATTAAAAAGCATAAAAGAAATATGTAATGAACTGGGAATAGTTTTAAATGAAAAGAAAACTCAAATAGTTAAACTATCTCATGGTTTTACCTGGTTAAAGGTAAGATTCTTTATTTTGCCTACTGGTAAAATAATCAAGAAAATCTATAAGCGTAGTGTTACTAAAATGAGACAAAAATTGAAGAAATTTGTTAAGCATGTCGATAGTGGGAAAATGACATATAACGATGTCTATTGTGCATTTCAATCATGGAAAGCCTATGCTTTACATTTTAATGCATATCACACTATTCAGAACATGAGTGAACTATACAACAATCTTTTTATATACCGAAGGAGGGAAGAAGATTATGTATTTTAAAGCGGTAATAAACGATATGATCGTAGACGTATACGATTCATTGCAATATGTTAAGTATGATGAAAAGGCAAAGATGATTCTTAGATGTAAAAAAGAAGAAGCGCAAGGAATCATCCAACGTAACGGGGAAAAGATTTATCAAGTGGATGGATGGCCAAGTTTACCAGGAGAACACGAAAGTGTGACTTTGGTAGAATTTGAAGATTCTGAAATGTATGATGGATTGTTGGCCGCGTTAAATGAAAATCAATCTATCGAAGAACCTGTAGAAGAAGCACCGGTAGATAATCAAGATATTGAATTGGTTCGTGAAGGAAAAATAAATGCCATGAGTAGAGCGTGTGAAAATGCTATTATGAATGGATTTGATATTGTATTAAATGATGGGTTAAACCATCATTTTTCTTTGGAAATTACGGATCAAATAACGATATCGATTTTGGCAACAAAAGCACTTGCAGGAGAAACAAATCTTCCTTGGCATGCTGATGGTGAGCCGTGCCAATTCTATAGCACAGATGATATTTTAAGCATCAATAACGCTATGGAAACATTAGTTACATATCATCAAACTTATTTCAATTCTCTAAAAATGTACATACTATCAATCGAAGATGCAAAAACAATTAACGAAGTTATATATGGAATAGAAATCCCTGTAGAATATCAATCAGATGTTTACAAGGCTTTATTGAATGAAGCTAATTAAATTCCTAGTGTTATTTATTACAGGGTTTTGTATTTATATAACAATTGAAGTATGTTTTAGAGGTTATTCTTATCCATTGATGGGTGTATGCGGTGGATTAGCACTAATATTAAATGACAAAATCAATGATAAGATATCGTGGAACGTGGATATATTGCTACAAGGTGCCATCGGTTCAATAATAATCACATTGTTTGAGCTAGTTATTGGAACCGTCGCCAAATTTGGATTAATTCAAATTATGTGGGATTACTCAAACGTTCCATTAAATTATAATGGCGTTATTTGCGTGCCATTTAGCTTGTTGTGGGCGCTTTTATCGATAGTAGGTGTATTTATATCAGATGCAATAAATTATTACTTATTCGAGGAAGAACCACTTCCATATTACAAATTATTTGGTAGAACAATCATCCAATTTAAAGAAAGAGGATGTGTAAAACATGATACAAATAATTGATGAATTAATAAATGTCCTTGTTGATCTATTGAAGATTATCGAAAAACAAAATGAAATTATTGAACAAAATAGATTAGTTGGGAATTTATCAGAAGAAGAACAAAATTCGATATTAAAAGCGGAGCGATTACTAAATGATCGTTCCTTTTTAATATAAAGTTGATGAAAGGAGCGAAGATATATGAACATGGACATCAACACATTTATTGAATGCGGTAAAGTTGCCGTAATGATTGTTTGCGGAGGATTGGCTTGTTACTTCAAGTATTCAGAAAAAGCCCAAAAGAAAGCGAAAGAAGTACAAGAAGTATTGGCCAACGTAGCAGCCAAAGCAGTAGTGTTTATCAAAGAAGCGGAAGAAGATTACAAAGACACTACAAATGCAGGAGGAAAGAAATTTGAACAAGTTGTAAACAAATTGTACGATTTAGTTCCAAAAGCATTACAGCCAATTATCACGAAAGAAATGATTGGCGATGTTGTTCAAAGCACATTTGACCAAATCGAAGAATACGTGAAATTGCAATTGGACAACGCAATTGAATCTATCGATGAGTAGGTGAAATTATGGATTTAGACCACGAAAAAAGATTAGCCGATGTAGAAAATCGTTCTAAGTCAAATCAACATCGACTTGATAAGGTCGAACAAAAACAAGATGAATTATTTACTCTAGCGAATTCGATAAAGTTAATTGCTGAACGTGAAGAACATCTTGAAGAAAATGTAAATGAAATCAAAAATGACGTTAAAGAATTAAAAAACAAACCTGCAGAGCGCTGGAATAGTTTAATGGACAAAATCATTGTGACTATTGCAGCTGCGATTGTGGGTTTTATTTTGGCCAAATTTGGACTTTAGGAGGAAACGAAAATGAAAGAATATGGTTTAGATTTATCCGTGCATAATGGCACTTTAGATTTTAATGCAATTAAAACTGCAGGAAACACATTTGTAATCTTAAGAGCTGGTTATGGTTCAGCGTATGAAGATAAGAAATTTGATGAATACTACAAAAAAGCAAAAGCTGCAGGTTTAAAGATTGGTGCATATTGGTATTCATATGCATTAAATACTGCAGGAGCAAAAGCCGAAGCTAATAAGATGTTAGAGGTTATCAAAGGAAAAACATTTGAATATCCTGTATTTATTGATATGGAAGATGCTGATCAATACAAAAAGAAACATGGTATGCCTTCAAATGCAACGTTATGTGCTATCTGTGAAACATTCTGTGAAATTGTCGAAAATGCTGGTTATTATGTAGGTGTATATGCTAGCGAAAGTTGGTTTAATGGTAAATTAAAGAACATGTCAAAAGCATATGATAGATGGGTAGCTAATTGGGGTTCTAACAACGGAACTTTGCAAAGCGATAAATCTGCTACATATCGATTACATCAATTCACATCAGTGTATTATTTAAATGGTAAACGTTTAGATAGAAATGTTTCTTATTTGGATTATGCTGGTGTGATTAAAAACGCTGGATTAAACGGATTCAAAAAAACAACATCAGAAGCAAAACCAATTGTAACTGAAAAGAAAAAAACTGTAGAAGAAGTTGCACAAGAAATCTACAAAGGAATCGGCAATTGGGGAGACGGCGATGTGCGTAGAAAAAAAGTAACTGATTATGGTTTAGACTACGATACTGTTCAAACGCGAGTAAATCAGTTATGCGGATTAAAGCCAGCAACAAAAAGCACTGCAATTAAAAAAGGTGATAAAGTAAAAGTTAAAAAAGCAATCAACTATGACAATGGAAAAACTTTCGGTTTGTATTATGATAAATATGATGTTATTGAAGTAAAAGGTGATCGTGTTGTTATTGGAATTGGAAAAACTGTTACAGCACCAATCAATAAAAAATATTTAACTAAGGTTTAAGATATTCGCCTATCCTCATTACGAGGATAGGTGTTTTCTTATACAAAAATACTACAAAAATGTTGTATTTTATATTGACTATACAACAAAATTGTAGTATAATTTAAGTATAGAAAGGAGGAAGGATATGAACTTAGATGAAATAAAAAAGTTGAGCGAAATATTTAATAACATCGCCCAACCAATAGCAACTCTAATTGCCGCATACATAGGTTCCAAGCTTGTAAAAGACAAAAAGAGTAAGTTGAAGAAGAGAAAGGGGAAGTAATTCCCCAACTCTTCATCACATCTAAATCATATCACGGATTTATGAAAAAAGAAATAAAGATCATTATTTTGTTTGGAGGTATCATTTTAACCTTGTTTAAAGACTATTGGTTTTTAGGTATTGTTTTGATGATGGTTGGGTTTTTGTTGATGCGAAAGGATGAATAATATGAACGAAGAAGAAATGAAGAAGTACGTTATAGAAAAGTCTATCTATTTTAATATGCAAGAGATTTGCAAATTAGCGAACGTTAATTATCAAACATTCAGAGGATGGAAAAATTCAGGAAGAAGTCTATCATTTGAAAAAATCAAAGCTATTTATACAGCGATGAATGAAGTACACAAAATATAATAACAAAAAACGCCTATCTGCTATTTAAGCGATAGGCATTTTTAATTGCTATTTTTATAAATGAATCGTATAATAGTGATGAAAAAAGAACATTCTATATGTGGATTACGTAAATAATATTATTTGGAGTGAAAGCGACTTTTAAGTGTTCGTCTGAGGTCCCTTCACCTCCACCAAAATTAAGATTTAAAATGGATGTCATCAAAAAAACTGATGAAATCAACATTTTTTAAGATATTTTAAAAAATCAAGAAATAGCGATTTATGTGGGTGTCACTACCTAGAAATCG